AGCATTTCATCCTGTAAAAGCGCGTACCTGGAAGCGCGGCCACAACACAATGTGTGGTGACTGCGCATAATGTCGAGTGTTTATGTTTAATGCTCGGCCCCCTGCGATAATCCCGAAGGGGCAGGGGGCACACGTATGTGTCATTGAATATAAACCCCATTATGCGCAGCCATCACTTTATTTATGGTAACAGTTACCATAAATAGAGGGCAAAATCATGGATAGACTGCTTGTTACAAAATCCGGCATCGGTTGCGAAGAGGGTACTCATTGGCCTGTTTTGACCCAGAACAAACAGCACTGGATAGTGCTGATTTGTGGGGTCGAGAAGAAGGTTATCAAGAGCACTGGGAAGTTTGCCGGCGCTCCCAAGAACGGCCCAGAGTTCGCCTTGTGGGTTCCCGAGAATGACGTAAAAACCGCTCAAAATGACGTAGCAAATAAGGTAACAGTGACCGAAATACAGCTCGACCTCATTCCCAAAAAGCGCCCAGTTGGTCGCCCGAAGACTGGCAAGGCGCTCACCCCGGCACAGAAACAAGCCCGATACCGCGCCCGCAAGGCTCAAGATACGGTAACAGTTACCTTTAATCGTGCCCACATGGCCACGCTCAAGACACTGCTGGCCAACGCCCCCGAATCGTTGGGGTTGCCTGCCGCCGACCTCGATAGCCTGGCTAAGTGCGTGTTTGATGCGGCCCTCACGTAGGGCCCCATATCCCGCCGCCATCCGCTGCTGCCTCCCTGCATATGGTGAGCAGCGCGAGCCATGATAAACGCCGTTCCGCAGGGCGCTTGCGTCCCGAGGACCTATTCCCCGATGTGTCGGCCTCCTCGATGTGATTCATGATCTCGTAGAGGCAAAGCTGCAATACCCCCCCTTCCTGCAAAACCAGTCTTTGAGGCCACAGGCAGAGCGACCAGCCGAAGGCTATGGGGCGCGTGTGGTAACAACCCCTGTTTCGTGTCGTAGACAAGCCCATGTGGAGGTCTTCGCCTTGTCTTGGTCTTTGGCTATGTCTTGGGCATGAAAAACCCCCAGCGCGGGGCAGGGGGTTTTGGGGCGTTTTGAAGTCCGGGGTTCAGTGACTCCCGGACTTTACCGCAATAACCCGCGGTATCCCCCCTTGGGCACTGCTCAATCTTTACTCTTCAAAAATCTTTTCATTGTGACTCATCAGGATCCACCCCCTAATGATTTTCCGTATAGCTTTCCTGTCTTCAGGCTCCAGCTCTTCTATCGCCTTTGATAAATAGGTGGCGTTTTTTGATTCTTCCCCAAACACGATCTCGTCTAGAGATACGCCAAGTGCCGTTGATATCGGTATGAGTGTTTCTAGGGTGGGGTTTTTTTGCTCTCCCTTTTCCAGCCTCCAGATTTGGGATTTTGATATCCCAGCTCTATCTGCAAGTTCCTGCTGACTCAGCCCTGCCTCATTGCGTATACGTTTTATGTTATCGCTTATGTGCTGCATTATGCGGCCCTTTGTGTCCTTGTGTGCACATTTTAACACTCAGTGTTGCATGCATGAGGACTCAGGTGTATAAAGCCACCAAACAGTATGCATGGATGGAACTTTTGTGTTCTTCGATTGGCTTGAGATAGAACAGACGTTTGCCCAGCCTTTACCGTTGCTTGATGGCAATGCGTACCTTCGCCTTGTTGTCGAGCAAGGGGAGGTTGTTCAAGACAATGGCATTGCGTCTCCTGCCTACAGTCACAAGGGTTCTTTCTGTGACTCCGTGCTCATTCGCGCATCTGGGAATCGTCTTTTTATGAGCGGCAATCCCAGCCGCTGGGGTCGCCTCGAAAATCTGTGGGGATTTACGACCGTTGACCAGTGTGTTCACAAATTCAATGAGATCTTGAGAGAGGTATACGGGCGTTTTGATTTCGTTCCCCAGTTCACCAAGTGCACGCAAATTTTTTATAGAGACGATTCTTTTGAAGGTGGCTCCCCTATGCAGCGCATTGGTGCTGATGGAGCCATCATCAAAGGGTTGCATACCACTAAAAACTTTACTGTTGGTGCTGAGAACGAAAAAAAATATATATCGGCGGTATCTACACTTTCATATAGAAACTCAATCCCTCACTTATTCACAAATGGATATGGTTGTGATTGGAAGTCAAAGAAAAATAATTCGGCGTTAATATATCCTTGTGTGTATGCCAAGGGTAATGAATTGGAGTTGCATTCATTACCTAAAGTAACCAAGGCTTTTGGCTCAGAGTCAGATGAAGTTGAGCATTTGCAGCGTGTGATTGACTATTGTTGGTCGGTCGGCTTGGTTCGCTATGAGCTGAAATTTAAATATCGTTATTTGCAGCGTGAAGGTTTGCAATATTGGGGCAAATCAGACTACTCCAGACTCGAAACCGTAATGTCGGAGTTTACCAGCCTAGACAAAAAACTGAGCGTGTCTAATATGAAATTTGAAACCATTGCCACACAATTACTTTCTGCTGGAATAGTTGATTCTGCTCGAGCAGCAAACACCACTGCTATTTATGCCTTTCAGTGGATGCATGGCCATCAGTTTGACTTCGAAAGAAGGCAAATCCAAACACACCGCGCCCGCCTTCGGAAAATTGGAATTGATATTGCTCGTCCGTGCAATATTAGCCAGTTCAGCCCTGTAAAAATGGTTTCCTGCACCGAGATTCATCGTCAGGAATGTTTGCCGCCTAGCTGGTATCAAATGCCCAAACTTCAACTGAGGGTCGTAGCATGATTGACTATTTATCCATTGAGCATCGGGGCGCGACCAAACACGCCCATATATTGCAGGCAATGAGATTGCCCGCCGTTCGGTTCTGTGGCCCGTCTCGTTCCAGTATTCGAATTTCACCTGGCAAACTGGGGGAGGCGATGACCCTTCAATCTATTTGTCCTTGTTGTTACCTGCCGATTAACGGTAACAGTGACGGTTATTGTAATCGCCAGATGTGTATTGATGTTCGCATGGCCGCCGAACGTAACAAGTTAATCGCCGAACACGGCCCGTATTTAGTCCAATGGGAAACCATGGACGCCGAGATTAAACACCTACGCTTTGCCGATAAAGACAAAGCAGAGGAGTTTTACGTGGGGATTTACGCGAACTCTGTTAGCGCATTCCTGCAATACCCAGATGGCCGCATATTGGAATAGCAGCCCAAATAAAGTAACAGTGACCAAATATAGGAACCTAAAATATGAAAGTAATGTTTATTGGTGCCGCCCGTCGTCACGGTACATCAAAAGCAGGCAAGCAATATGACATGTGCATGTTTTCTTATGCTGTACCTATCAAGCCCGTAACTACCGCGACCATGAATTATCATGGCTTTGGTTATGAAGTTAAAGAGGTTGATTTAGAGCCATCAGCCCTTAATCAATTTGCCATGTGTCAGATTGGTGAAATGGTTGATGTGGAGGTGCAGCCTAATCCGACTGACCTTACCCGTAACATTGTTTCTGGTATCGTTGGTAAATCCTCTGTAGGTGCTCAAGCCAAAGAGGCCAAATTCTAATGTCTCGTCCGTGCTTCTTTGTTGACTCCACTACAGGGATAACTCGGGTAGAGCATCTAGATGTTTGCCCGCAAATAAGCGCGGACGGGTCGTTAGTTTATACCCTGCTAACTCCAACGGAATTAGACAAGGTATTAGGTGTAACCGATTTATTCGGGTTTGACCCCGAATATTTCGGCATGTTTGTTCTGTATTTTATCCTGCTGTTTTTGGCAGGTTATTTTACTGGTCTTATCGCTAGAAAGATAAGTCGTTAACTTTGAGGGAAATATCATGAAAAAGATTAATAAGCTGTTTGCCGCTGGCATGAAAAAAGCGACCGTTCCCGCAGTGGCCGCTGCCTCTCTGATGGCCGCGCCCGCTTTTGCGGATACCAAGACTGCAATCGAAGCGGCTATTGCAACTGGTCAGGAAAACTACGGTCTTGTGACTGCTGGTGTTATCGGTGTTGCTGCGCTCGGCTTTGCCCTTGGCATGATCGTTAGCTGGCTGCGTAAGTAAGTCATGCTCGTAGCCGCCATCCTAGCAGCCACTGGCGCGTTTGTGTTTGGGGCTGCGTTTCTGTCGGGGGTGTTCACCTCCTGAATGTGGGGGCCTCGGCCCCCTTTTTACTAGGTGCCGCCATGCGTTATCTCTTACCTTTGTTTTTTTCCCCTTTTGCCGCGTTCGCTGGCTGTGCCCCCGGCGTAAATTACGGCTCTGCTCATATCGTTTCACCAAACCCCATTTGCTATGTTTATTCGGGTTCTACACTGGGCGGTTGTTATGCCTATTGCGGTGGGGGTGATAATGGCTCTGTTTGTGTTGAGCTGCCTAACGCCGTTCCTCCTACCCGCGGCCCTTACTTTTCTAGCGGCCAAGAGTGTACCCCTACTGATAATAACGGCCCTGGGAAAGATCCAAACCCTCCTGTTGGTGAGGATGGCACCGCCACAGGTGGCAATGGTGTTGTTAATATGGGCGAGCTGTGGGTTGGTCAAAATAGCCATGCCGATTTAGGTAAGGGCTTTAACGTTGTTTCAAATAACGTTCGTGTGGCCTCTGAAAAAGTTTCTGGAGACATTAAGGATTTCTCAAGGAAGTTTGAATCTTTTTCTTTTGATGCCTCTAAATACCTCTCTGAATCCAGTCAGGATTTAAAGCGTATTGGAAATTATACTCAGGGTATAACAGGTTCAATTTCTCAAACTGGCGAAACAACCAATTTTCACCTGACCACGCTTAATAACAAGCAGGTTCTAAGCTCCGATTATTGGGATGCTAAAGAACGTAGATTAATTGGTCAGCTTGAGAATATGAGCTCACCTGATTACAGTTTTGATTTGGCGCAAATTCAAAACCATCTTAACTCGTTAATCAATGCAAATCTTCGCGTTGTTAGTAACACTGACGGCTTATGGGGGAAATTGCATCAAATAGGTCAGAATACTGAGATGTCAGCTGCGCAAGCTGGCAATATGGTTTCTGCGCTTGAATCTATTGAGGAGCTATTGCGTAATGGTCAAGGGGGAGGCGAGGGGGGTGATAAACCATGCGAGGGGCCTCTCTGTTCTTTTAACAAGCCATCCGGCAGTTCTGGCTCTGCCTTGTCAAAGGTGTTTTCTACCGAATCCATTGATGACGTTAAAAAACAAATAGAGAATAAAGACACTGAAATATCTGACGCTATGAATGATGTTAAGTCAGTTTTTGCGCCTGAGGAATTAACTATCACTGGCACTTACAATAATGATTATCACGATATAAATGGCGTTAGGGTTGATTTGAGTGGCAAATCTAACCTCGAATTGTTTTTTAATTCCGGCCCTAAAATGGCCATTTGGTTCCTTGCTGTTTTGCTTGCTTTTTCAATTTTGATGGGGGGTCGTAAAAATGCGTAACTTGATTATTTGGGCTCTGTTCTTTCTGCCATCGCTTGCTTTTGCTGCTGATGATTCATCATCTTTCTTGGACTATGTAGGCCAGCAACTCAACGATTTGCACTATGCCATCACTGAGGAAGTGCCCGGCATTTTTCATCGTTTTGTTGCGTGGGGTGTAGAGTATTACACCTTGGCGATGTTAACAGCCAAGCTCCATATGATTAAGTTTGCCTATCTGGTTGCCCAGCAAATAGCGACTGATATTAATATCGCGGCTTATCTCTCAGCCGCCATATCGCAATTACCTAGCGGCGTTCGTTGGGGTCTTCAAGAGCTTGGTTTTGCCAATGCGCTTAACCTGTTGATTAACGTCTACATCACACGCTTTGTCATGAATATCATGGGGTGGTAAATGGCAATCGTCATTGAACACGGTCACAACGGCTCTTATAAATCCAGCTCTGTAATCTGGTTTCGCCTGCTTCCTGCGCTTCGCGCTGGCCGCCTCGTTGTCACGAACGCGGCGGGCATGTGGCCCAAGCATAAAATCGAGGAATTTCTCGGTGAGAAGTTCCCCGAATCCGCGAAATTGTTTCGCGTCAGTTCGCAAGACCCGAAATATCAAGAACTCTGGCGGCGCTGGCATCACTGGATGCCCATTGGCGCATTCGTCTTTATTGATGAATGTCAGGATATATATGATAGAGATGTATTTAAGGGGCAGGAGGAATACAACCTAAAGCCGATTGATACCTATAGCAATGTGTTACCTGCTGACTTTATCCAGCTCTTTAAAGACGTTCTTGCCAGTTATAAACCCGAGACTATTGAAGAGTGTGACACCGATGATACGGGGAGGGTGGTTTTCGATGAACGGGGCCAGATTATGTATCCGACCAGCCCCAAAGAATCGTTTATGCGTCACCGTCACTATAACTGGGATGTGGTGTTTGCAACGCCCGATATTACCTCTATCCCTCGGCCCGTTCGGGCCTGCTGTGAAGTGGCCTTTGCTTATTCCAGCAAAGATTCGTTTTTTCTTTCCAGACGGAAACCCCGCATCTATGAGCACAACCCCCTTGAAAACGGCATCCCGACCAAGCAGAGCGTCACGTTTAAGCGGCGTGTGCCGCTGGCTGTGCACATGCTATATAAGTCCACTCAAACAGGCTCTGTTACCAAATCTGGGCAATCTAGCGGCCCGTTATCCTCGTTTAAGGTTCGTTTTGTCCTGTTTGTCGTTATACCGCTCGTGTTTGTCTGCTGGGGCTGGCTTCTTTATGCAAAGTTTGCGGCTGACCCTGCATTACCTGAAGGTGGGCAGCCTGTGGCTGCTCAAGAAGGTTCTGCTGCGTCTGCTGATCCTGTGGCTGTGTCTGTTTCTAACTCGAATGCTGGCAACGGGAGCCCTCAGTCTGCTTTCGTGATGCCGTATGGCGTTGCCGAGCTGTTTAGCACTGGTGCCAGTGGCGCGATTTATGCGGGACGATTTGAGGGGCTGGTTTTGTTTACAGGGATGCGTGGCAAGGATGAACTTGCGTTTAACTCTGATGACTTGGTGAACCTTGGGTATAAGGTCGATTACCTGGGCGATTGCTATTCGGTGGTCACAGACCGCAATGGCCGCGCCATTACTGTTAACTGTCAGCCTCGTATTGTGACGCCAGCCCCCAAACAAAATGGTGGCCTTGCCATGCCCGAGAACGTCACCACCTTAGCCAGTCTAACCACGCCGTCGGCGTGAGATAGCGGGCTGAGCGCACTAACGCCGACGGCGTGGCCCTTGGGCCACGCCGTTTTCTTTGTTATCTCTGATGCCGATAAAGCTACTTATCGGCATCAGCATTTCATCCTGTAAAAGCGCGTACCTGGAAGCGCGGCCACAACACAATGTGTGGTGACTGCGCATAATGTCGAGTGTTTATGTTTAATGCTCGGCC